ACCACTGATCGCTGTCTGTTAGACGGCGCATAATGTGGTAACCTTGTGGAAGGTAACCGCCATTGCGGATCGCGTTGATGTCATTGTCAGCAGTGCCAACACGCAGTTGTGATTCAAGCAAACGCTCCGCAACAAAAGTGTAAGCAGTTGGGATAACCAACTTCGTACCTTGTGCCGCAATGCGAAGGCCGCGATCATCTTTCATGTCAGCAATCTGAATAAGGATTGCTTCTAGTGACACTTCTGACAAGTCAGCCGCAGTTGCAAGAATGTTAGACTGGTTGCCGTTCTGGGTTGGGTGTGATGCACTCAATAGAGTAGCGCCATCCCCACCTGAAGCGGTTGTCGCGGTATTCAAAATGTTAGCCGCTTTGATCTCTTTAGTAGAGGCCATTGAGCGAGCCAACGCTTTTGTATAGCGAGAAGCAATCGAACCATACTGGCCGTCTTCTTCAGCTTCTTCAGTGATTGAGAAAGCCAAAGCGATTGTTTCGTGCTGATAACGCGCAGTCCACTGCTGAGAGGCTGCGTCATACGAAACCGCAGAACCCTCTGATTTTGTTGGAGCATTTCCAAAACCTGATAAAAGAACGTCTTCCTCAAATGCCTTCTGAGAAGTATTTGATTCGAAAACCGCCTCATATTCGGATGGATAGCTGTCATATTCGAGTCCAAAAAGAGTATTCAGACCCGGCTCAAGCATTTTAGCAAAATTTGCTCTATTCATAGCCATTGTTCATACCCTCCTTAAATACCAGCACTGTCTTTTAGAACATGCTCATTAATAAGCACTTCCATGACAGCGTTAGCACCGAATGCATTCTCTGGAGAATCTACCAACGCAAGAATTTTACAAGTAGCAGCACTTGCTGCCATTGTTCCGCTGATTTCAAAACCAGATTGACCAGTCGTTGTGGACCCAGCACCAGCAACAACATCAGCGCAGTTGCCGATATTGGTCTGGGCAGGAGATCCTGCTGACTGGACTTTAAACACAGTATATGGATCATCATATACATATGCGATGATGTCTGTAGCTACTGTGCCTGACGGCCAGTAATCACTATAGACGTAAGAACCGTCACTTGCTGTGTAAGAACACCCTGCAAAAACACCAATGTTGTTAGTTTCTGTGGCCGTATGTGGCGTAACAACCCCATCAGCAGTTAGAATGCAGAGATCACCTGTGAAGATGTTTTCTGCAAGACCACTTGTGATAGTGTATTGGTTAGCGCGAGGTGCATTACCGCTCATGTGACGAACTGGCACAAAGCCAAAGGCTGCATCTGCATTTGCCATTTTTCGCTCCTTTTAGCGTTAATTTAGTCGCTTGCAGCAGACAAAGATCTGCCACGACTGGTTTCAGACTTACGATCTTGATAGATCGTCTGCCCACTTCGCCGTCCTAACGCATCAAGATCCCCTGCGATTGATTCATTCAGTTCATCATTTTTCCCTGAATAGTAATGTCTCATCTGCTCATGCTTTTCTTCTGGCATTTCGCATAGAAGCATTCCTTCAATCCCAATTGATCCTGCCCACTGGCCGTGATTGATAGTTGGAAACAACTTACTTTTCACAGTATCAGCAGGGCGCGGTTCCCAGCCTTCACGCATACGTTTGTACACGTTGTCTGGGCTTTCCTTACCCTGAATCGAGGTAGCAACCCACCTTTGGACATAGCCGGGACGTGCTTCGGGGGCGTCCAAAAGTGATGGTGGTTTCCATGCAGTCATTGGACGAGCTTCCTCGTCACGCACAGAATTTCGAGTTTGGTTTGCACGAACATTTCTTTTCTCAGACATTACTGGCTCCTTTGCTGACGCCGAATTTCGGCTTCGTATTTTTTAAGACCTTTTTCATCATTGATTCCAAGTTCTCTAGCCATTCTGAGTTGTTCTTGCGACATCCTCACTCTATTGCCCTTGTAACTGGAAGAACCGCCTGTAGTTGGGGCGACTGGTGGTCTACTTTTTGTTCTTGCCTTACTTGGACTTGCTCCTGAAGATAGCTCAGGAAACATTTTTTGTAAACGGCTGTTTAAAACCTGATAATATTCGTCCGAATTTTTGTCATAACCCTCCAAGTCGAGTTGGACATCAATTGAACGCGCAGCCGCTGTTTCTCGCTCAAAGCCTGCGGCATTGAACCAGTTATTTGCTTGCCACCACTGCATAGCTTTTTGTGGTGCTGGATTTTGTGCAGCTTGCTGTGCGCGGCCCACTGTTGGTGATGCTGCTGCACGTTGCTGACTTTGTTGCTTTTGCATTTCTGCGATACGCATAGCCGCTCGCATGTCGGCCATTTGCTCTTGAAAAGCTACTTGCGCTTTCGTGTCACCTTCCTCCACAGCTTGTTCAAGAGCTGCTTTGGTTTGGCTATAACGCTGATTAAACGCTTTTTCAGCCGACTGCTGAGATCCATGCTCCAATCTTTCAAGGCGTTTTTGGAGCTGTGCATTTTGCTCCTGAATTTGCCTAGCTTGGATTTCAGCTTCTCTGCGCTGGTTGACAAGTTTTTGAATACGCTTTTGAACCTTCGGGCCATAATCGTCATCCTGTTTAGCCTCTTCAGCTACATCTTTAGCTTCTTCTCTGGCTTCTTGTACAGGTTCATCAACAACTTCGATTTCAAATTCTTCTGGCTCACCTTTAGCCTTTTGAATTTCGGCTTCGATTTCTTCCAGAATTTGTTCTTTTTCTGCCATCATCTCATCCTACATATGCTGCGACCTCAACTCCGTCTGGCAAGATCGATGTGATTTCATCATCGTTTAGCAGAAGGAACTTGACGCCTTTTACAACAATTTTTTGACCAGCGTATTTACCATAGGTCACGCGATCACCAACCTTTGGACAAACCTCAGACCGCCAACGCTGGCCTGTGTCTCTGTCACGATACGCTAAGTCACCCAAGGCGCAGACTGTGCCGTGAGCTGTTAGGTATTCTTCGTTGTCTTTGGATGATTCTGGCAGCAATATACCGCCTGATGTTTTTGTTTTAACCTGATTAGGTTGCACCAATACTTTCCAGTTTAAAGGTATTGGCAATTGATGAGATCCAATTGTTGCATTGGTTTCTTCATCTGTAAATATTCTATCATGCTGATGAGACACGCTATACATCCTCCTCATTAAGAGCTTTTAAAGTTTCGCGGATAACCTCAGAGGCTTGCATTAAGCCTTCTGCGATACCTACGTTTTTTTGATATGCATTGAAGTCGGATAACCGACCATCAACCATACTCTCAGCTATTTCCAGCCGTTTTGTTTCCAGATTTTTTCTGATCTGTTGGAGCAGATCGCTTGTGGTCATCTTTCACACCTCCTGACATTGAAACGCCAGTGACATGAACTTCGACAACTTCAGAGTTTTTTTGTTCTGTCATTAATACGCTTTCTTTTTAGGCTTTGCCTTTTTCTTCTTTACCTTCTTTTTGACAGACTTCATAGGTTTCTTTTTGCCATAGTTCATTTTTTGTCCTCCTTTAGACATAAGTTTACCAAAACTTGCTCTATTCATCGTAGGTTTCGTCTTTCAGCTTACGATTTGATGCTTCAAACAGATTGGTGTATTTGTCGCCTTTTATAGCCGCGTCAGGATCTGCCGCTCTTGCTGCTGATAGTTCGTTATATGGCACTGACTGTATTGCAGCAGGCTTATTCATTAGCTTGCTTGCCATATTACCAAGGAACTTTCCTATATATGGGGTAGCCTTAATCGCACCCATCATTGCTGCTGTTACAACGCCAGTGCCAACTGCCATTGGTGCGATCTCTTCCTTGCCTGTCTGTATCCTTTGCTCTGCACTTTCACCCTCTCCAGTGCCGCCCACAAATCCACTCAAGCCACCAATACCAGTTCCAAATGCAACATTTGGCAAAACTTTGCCGCCGACTATTCTGGTTATTGCCGCTGGAGCGCCAACCGAAATTGTTGGCAGCATACCCAAACCACTAGATGTTGTGTATTCTGCTGGATAGTTTTCCTTGAACGCAGCTTGCTCTTGGTTGATTTCGCTGTCGATCTCTTGGAAAGTCTTTTCGCTAAACGGCGCTCTTATGCCAGCTTCGATCTCACCGCCCAAACCCACAATGGTTGCGCTGTCCAACATCGTGCGCCCCATGCCTTTGAGCTGCTCTGGATCTGCTCCGCTGAGATCGTACATAGGTGGCGAAGACAGTTTTGCATAAGTTTCCCAAAAGCCAGCCATCAGACATTGCCTCCAGATAATTCACGCGCCAACACCTTGAGTGTCTCTGAAAACCCCTTATCCAGCTCTTTAGCGGCCATAGCAAACTTTTTGGGGGATATCTCACTAGACTTCAACCCACGCCTCTCCAAGAAGCTCTTAGCCGCTCTGATCTCTGCTTGCGCTACGCGCTTAACTGCCGCTTTCGCCATCATCTTCTCCTACGCTTTGCAACGCGCCGTACCCAACTGTACCAGCCAGAGGTACAGAAAACAAATTTTCCTTCATTCCACGCATTACGCCTTCTCTATATTCATCTTTATTTGGTCCAAAGTCAGTGTAAGTCGCTACAGGCAAATTGTTTTCCCTGAAGATCCGCATCACTTCTTCGTTTTCAGTAAGGTTTCTAGGAACCAGAGCAGTGTCAAAATCACTGAGGCTCATTGTTGCATTGGGCTTTGCCTCAAAATACTTTGTCGGAGCGTTTTGCATGATTTCACCAACGCGATTTACAGCATCTCGAAGTGCAGGAATATCGTCCATAGATACGAAACCTTCTGACACAGCCGCTGTTTTAGAAATGTCTGCATCGTTACGACCAAGAGCAAGCAACAGTTCATTTGCTGTCTCTACACCCATCATGCGCGTGATTGGCTCTTGAGTTACCACAAACTCGCCGTCTTCATTTCTGGATCTGCGCGTTCTGATTTCTGTTTTCTTGAACTTATTTGTAAGATCATCGATCAAAGAAAATTTAACATTATGAAACGTGTTAAATAAGTCACCAAGCACATCTCCTGCTTGAGATGGTTGATCTCTCTCTTCAACAAAAATTTGGCCCCTAGCATCTTTAACTTCATCAATACTTTTAAATGGTCGTGACGTTGCTGCTCTTAGCGCCCCTGCAACATTTTGTGCGTAATCTTCTGTCGCTGGCATGTACATTGGCCCATATCTGCCTTGGCGCATGTCTTTTAAAACTGTTTGCGCCGTGTAAGGCTTATCTGGACGCCTACTTCCATCATCATAGTATGGATCTTTTGGCGGTAGAACACGCCTTACATCTGCATATTCTGATAGACCAGCGTACTTTTGAGATTCAGTAAGTGGGTAATCAAACGCAAATATAAGTTTTCTTCCCGCTTCTTCATATAATGCTTCAATGTTATTAAAATCTTTTGGATTAACTAAGTTATTATCTATAGCCGCATTGATTACTTGTAATACTTTGTTTGCTTCTTCAGGGTCGCCCTTATTTAAAAATATAGCTGCGTAATCAGCCATGTGACCTAGATTAACATCTGCCTTTAGCCGTTCTTTAAATTGTTTTGGATTTACTATTTTAACTTCACCCTTTGGCTGTCTGCCTGTGTAAGCATCAGTTGGATAAATGTTCATGTTTGGACTTAGCTTATTGGGGTTCATAATTAAGCTAATTTCACCAAAATTTTGCAAGTTAGCTGGATCTGAAATGCCAATCGATGGGCTGGGAATGCCGCCTATTTCGTTTGCAGCCAATATACCTTCAAGGCTTGTATTATGCACTGCCATCAAAGGTGCGTTATCTACTGTCGGCTCTGGAACAGATGGGAAAGACTGAATTTCTGTTTTTATGGCCTTAACTCTATCTGCCGCTTCGTTGCCAAAGGCATCACGAATTGCCTCGAAAAAACCTTTGCTTGTGTCAATAACTCTTTCACCAAGCTGACTGATTGCGCCTTTTACTGGGTTTGCCATCTTACCACGCCTTACATGACCAATATCTGGCTTTAGTCTTCGGGCCGGGGTTATCGCAGTTATGACGCGCTCTGAAGTTGGATCGACGCCCTTTTTGGGTTTTCTTAATGGTCATCTTGGGATCGCCAAAGGTCACGCGCTTAACCCTGTCGCCATCCTTGACGTAAACCACAGACTTCTTTTTGCCATAAGATGTTTCGCCCTTGGCAATGCGTCTGGGTTTATTCAGCGATACTTTTTTGCCTTTATACGTTGCCATTACTTTTTCTTCTTTTTTGTTTTCTTCATCTTCTTGAAGTCAGCGCCAGTAATCTTGTTTTTAGGCTTTGCTTTGGCTGCAATTTTTTTTTGTGCTGGGCTTAGTTTTTTCATGCTTTGTGCGCCTTCTGAATGTCAAATGACGCCTTCTTAACAGCGCCTTTATGCGGTTTATATTCGCCCTTCATTAGCTTGAAGCCTTTGCCAGACTTCATCCAATGGTAACCTTTAGGAGCTTCAACTGCTTTTTTTGCCACTTTTCTTTCCTTTCCAGTTTACGCGCTTGGCTGATGTCTTGCGCTTGGCCGCTGATTTGGCCGACTTGCTTTTACATTGCGCCATAGTAGGCCGACACGCTGGATAAGATCCTTTTGTGCGATCAGATCTACCACATGGACCGCCTGTCTTGCAATTGACCCAGCCTTTGCCCTTATTGCGGCCAAACCATGTGCGTAGGCTATCGCTACTGCTACTTTTTTTTCTTGGCACTTTTCTTACCCCAGTTTTTTGCGCCGACTTTTCGGCACTTTACCAAAGCCCCAGATCCATACGCTGATGGCCACGTTCCACCATTGCGTGTGTAACGCGCCTTTACTTTCCTATAACATGCATCTCGCTTCGGTTTTTTCTTCGCTGCCATTATGTACCGTCCTCTTCTGGGATCGCGCTTAGTGCGCCAACAGTCGGAGCCATCGCAGCAATCATCCATGAAGGAGCATTAGCTTTTCGGGCTGCTTCAATCATTTTTGCAGTTATTTTTCCTTCTGACAACAATTGTTGTGCATATTGCAAAGCTGCCCTTCGTCCACCTCTGCGCTCAAGCTCAGTAAAAGTAGAAATAATTTCTATTACTTTATCAGTAACAGGCTGCTTTGCTTTAGTCGGGCTGCTTTCATAAACCTTGTAATCTGCTGAGTTCATCACAAGATTACCGCCAGTTCCAGCCTCACGTCTTTGTGCAGATAAATCACTGTACAATAAATTGGCTGGAATACCTCTACCTTCTTCAATGAAACTTTGAGATTGACCAACCTTGTCCACACCAGTGTCATAAGTGGTAGAGTTTTCTCTAGTGGTGGGCAGTGCGCCTCTTTTTAAGTCTGGAACAAATCCACGATACCCAGTTGTACCCCAATCCATGCCAATTTGTGCAGGATCTGCAACCGCCAAACGTGCATCGCCAACTCTTGGTACGCCCATTTTCTGCAAACCAGCTTTATCTAAGCCTTTTAGAAAATATGCTCTATGGGTTCCTGTCGGCAAATTTCTAATATAATTTAGCATTGCGTCAGGATCTGCGACTGATGGAAAATCAGCAAATGGCTTGATGGTTTTGCCAACATTTTTGACTGTGCCATCAGGCATCGTTTGCTTGACCTTTATTGGCATTCCCAAATTACGAATAAACTCATTTATTTTTGGAATATCTTTTTTTGCAATCGGAGCGTTTTTAAACATCTGGCCGAACACTTCGCCAGTGTGCATAGCAAAATCGCCAGATTGCTCACCCATCATTAAACTTGTGTAATATGGGTTTTTTGTTTCTCTTGCTTCATTCAGCTTACTGCTGGTTGCTCCTGATGCTCCAGCGTAGCCTTGGCCCGGTACATCTATATACTGAAATCCAGCCATTGAAGCGACAGGCTCTGGTAAATCTTCGCCACCAACGCCAGTAACAATATGTCTTCCAGTTGGATCTCCCACAATACTCATAAGAGTTTTGCCTTTAAGATCGCCTATTGTAACTTGCTCTGGAGGAACTGTTTCGTCAGATAAAAATCCTTCGCTTTGGTGTTCACGCAAAAGCCTTGGCTGCACACTTTGAACGCTAGTTGTTGCACCAGCTTCTGGAATAAATGGTAATCCTTCGATTTCTCTAGCTGATGGTATGTCAGTAATCTGATCAGCTATCTGTGCGCCATCTCTGTTGTAATTTAATACATTCTTTAATGCGCCAAACGAATCGCTCAAGGTATCGATAACTTGAGTTCCTACACCTTTGGCTATCGTTTGAAACAAACCCATTACGCTTTGGCCTTCTTCTTTTTACCATATCCTGAAGCATAAGCAGCTCGCCCCTGACGCTCTGCTTCTGCCTTGGTTTTATATACCTTGCCTTTCTTGCCCCAGCGATAACCGCCTTTGACTTTCATTACAGGCATTAGTAACCACCAAGGATCTCATTCATCATTTCGTGAACACTGCCGCCATCACCAACGCGCATGACTTTTACCTTAATGCCATCGTCTGGCATCATCATTTCATGGTGACCGCAATCGCAGTCTTCATCGCCGTGATCGCAATCGCAATCTTCTTCGTACTCTTCTTCATGCATACCATATTTTTCTTGGTAGCAGAGCATTAGAAAATTAACGAGCTGCTCATCAGTCATTTCCAGACCAGCCGCGTCATGGGGAAAGCCCATTTTTTCCATGAAAAGACCCGCATTCTCTTCCATGTTTTCTACATTTACTTCAGCCATAATAGCCTCCTATCTCATTGGACGCGCCATTGGGCGCGGCGATGTCATTGGCGCAGCACTTTGCA